CCTCGACGACCTCGGGGCCTTGCCGGCGGAGGTCGCTGGCGTCGAGGACCTCGTCGACCTGGCGGCGGGCGGCGGTGAACGCGTGGCGCTCGTTGACGAGGACGGGGCCGAGCTCCCCATGTAGGCGGATGGTCGGCGACGCCGGCGGGCGGCCGGCGAGCTCGAGGGCGGTGGACGGTTGGCGGAGGTCGAGGGGGAGGGCGTCGGCGCCGTCGAGGCGGAGCTGCCGGGCCTGGGCGGCCTGGCGGCGGGCTTGGGCGCCGGCGGCGCGGCTGCGGCCGGTTGTGCCGGCGTTGCGGCGGTTGAGCCGGTCGAGGGTGCCGTCGGCCTTGAGCTCGCGGTAGAGCTCGCGGTTGACGATGCGGCCGCCGTCGTAGCCGTCGACGACGGGCGCGATGCGACAATCACACCGCGAATGGATGGGCATGAGGTCGCCGGTGCGGTAGAGCTGCGTCGAGGCGACGCGGCAGAGGTCGCAACTGACGCCGGTGAGGACGCGCCGGTAGCCGTCGAGGCCGTTGCGTTCCATTGCGTCGCGGGCGGCGGCGCGGTGGGCGAGGGCGACGTCGGCCTCGGCCATGCTGCCGGCGCGGGTGCCGCCGAGCTGCATGGCCTCCTCGAACGGTTTGCCGTCGGCGAGGGCCTTGCGGGCGGTGATACCGGGCCGGCGCCAGAGGTCGGCGACGCTGTCGCGGAGCTGGTCGGCGGCGTATTCGGCGAGGCCGCCGGCGTTGGCTGAGGCGGGCGGTGTTCTGCTGATCGTGCCGACGTAGGCGTCGACGTACTCGTCGACGAGGGCGGCGGTGGCGCGGTTGGCGTCGTCGACGACCTGGCCGGCGGCGTCGGCGAACTCGTTGAGGCGGCGGTCGTCGGGGCCGCCGAGGTCTAGCCAGAGTTGCTCGACGAACTCGGCGGTGCCGAGGCGGAGCGCGTCATAGCTTTCGCCGTAGGTGCGGATGAGCTCCTCGGGCGCGGACATCGGCCGGGCCTACTGCGCCGGGGCGAGCTCCTCGGCCGCCGGCGGCGCCGTGTCCGCTGCCGGCGGTCGAGGTGCCGGTGCCGGCGTCGAGGGCGGGGTCGACGCGGCGGCGGCGAGCTGTGTGCGGGCTGCCATAGCGCGCCAGCGGGCGACCTCCTGCGGGGTGGCGCCGTACTGCTGCCAGAGGGCCTCGTTGGGGACGCCGAGGCTGCCGAGCTTCGTGAGGGCGTCGACGAGCTCGCCGACGTTCTTGCTTTCGGGGTCGCGCCAGACGACCTCGAGCGAATCGTCGGCGGCGCGGGCGTCCTCCATTGCGGCGAGGGCGAGGCGGATGACCTGCTCCCATGCTTCGCCGAACGCGAGGGCGCGGGCTTCGACCTTGGCGACGAGGCCGGTTTCGGTGGCCTTGAGAGACTCGCCGGACGGGAACGCGCCGGACTGGCCGAGGAGGTAGTGCGGCGGCGTGCGGCTGATCGCGGCGAGGTGCTGGATGTCGGCCTCGACGCTGTCGATGAACGGGCGGAGGTCGGTGGCGGAGAACTCGCCGAACCTGACGTCGCCGTCCTCGGCGAGCCAAAGGCGGTCGATGGCGGCGCGGAACGGTTCGATGGGCTTGCCGGTTTCGGGGTCGACGGGGACGTCGAGGCCGGTGGCCCATCGCTGCCGGAATGCGCTGTAGCGGGCGGCGGTGATGCGGTTGAATAGCGTTTCGTTGATGCGGTCCTGAATGTCGGTGATGCCGCCGTCGAGCTCGCTGACGCCGTTGCCGATCATGCGCCGTTTGTTGCGGAACGGGACGAACGAAACGACGCCGAGGGGGTTGGCGAACGTCGGGCCGGGGTCGCCGGCGTCGGCGTGCGGTTCCCATTCCCTCGAGGTCGTCGGGCGCGCCCACTTGTAGACCATCGCGACGCCGTCGGCGGTTTCGGCGGCGTCGAGCTGGACGGTGACGAGCTCGTAGCCGTCCTCGAGGTATCGCTTGACGGCGGCGCGGCGCGGTTGGCGGTGCGAACGGCCGCCGGCGACGTAGACCTCGGTGGGGTGCTCGACGCTGACGATGGGCGCGTCGCCGGGCGCGTCGCCGGGCCAGACGAGGACGCTGGCGGTGCCGCCGATGAGGGCCTCGGTGTGAACCTGGCCGTGCTCGGCGTCGAGGCCGTTGGGCTGCCATATGGTCTGCCAGACGTCGAGGTCGGCGTCGGCGCCGTTGCCGAAACGGACGCCGTCGACGACGAGGCGCTCGGCGACGGCGTCGACGATGAGCTCGCACCAATTCGAGCGGGCGAGCCGCATGAGGCGGAGAAACTCGCCGCGGGCGCCGTTAGGGGCGTCGGGGAGCGGATGGTTGCCGGTGTAGTAGTCGTCGCCGGTCTTGTGGTAGCGGGCCTGGTCGTCGAGCTTGTCGAGGAGGTGGTCGCGCCAATCTTCGGGGGGGCGGAGCTTCATGCGGGCCGGGCCTTTCGTCGGTCGAGGTCTACGGTACTACCCGCGAGGGGACGCCGGAGGTGTTCCGCGCGTGATGATGCCATAGCCAGGTGACGCGGTCGGTGACGGCCTGGCCGCCGAGCTCGACGAGCGCGTCGAATATCGGGGCGTCCTGTATCTCCCAATCGCCAGAGCCGGCCGGGTCCGGTTGGAAACCGCCGGTGGCGACGACGGCCTCGAATAGGACCTCGGTGCGGACGAGGTAGGTGATGGGGACGATGTGCGGGTCGGCCGGGTCATACCGGCGGCCTCGGTGCTGCGGGAACGGGTCGGTGCCGCCGACGACGTCGAACCATCCCCACGCGATGCCGGCGTCGGCGTCGGTGGCGAGCTCGATGAGCGTGGCGAGGTGATGGGGGAGGAGCTCGTCGTCGTCGTCGAGGAACGCGACCCACGGCGTGCGGACGTGAGCGATGCCGAGGTTGCGGGTGCCCCATGCGCCGGCGTTGCGGGTGTCGTTGGCGATGACGATGGCGGCCGGCGGGTGTGTCTGCCGGGCGGTCGAGCCGATGGCGCGCTGTAGTAGCCGCGACCTCGAGGGGAGCGACGGGATGACGACGGTGACGTCGAGGGCCGGGTCAGACATCGCCGGCCTCCTCGCCGTCGCCGGCGTGCAAGGTGTCGGCGTGCCGGCCGGCGGGCGGCGTGACGGTGGGCGGGCCGGGGTCGAGGTAGCGGTTGAGCGCTCGGACGGCGATGAACGCGGCGGTGAGCGCGCCGAGGCCGGCGGTGATGATGGCGAGCGGTTGCGGTTCGCCGATGATGGCGACGACGAGGGCCAGGACGGCGAACGCTGCGGCCTCGACGAGCTCGCGGTAGAGCTGCCGGCGGGTCATCGGACGGCCTCGGCGAGGGCGGCGGCGATGCCGGCCTCGAGGGTGATGCGCGGGACGTAGTAGCGGTCGAGGAGGGCCGTCGAGGCGAGGCGGTAGCCGACGCCGACGGGCTTGTCGCCGAGGGTGCGGATGGTCGGGCTGTAGCCGGCGGCCTCGGTGACCATGCGGGCGAGCTGCGCCGAGCTCGTCGGCCGGCCGGTGCCGAGGTTGACGGGGCCGTCGACCTCGAGCTCGACGAGGGCGAGGATGGCGCCGACGATGTCGTCGATGTGGATGTAGTCGCGGACCTGTTCGCCGGTGCCCCAAACGTCGAACGGGTCCTCGCGTCGGACGGCGCGGTCGATGAACGCGGGGAACGGATAGTCGAGGGCCTGGTCGCCGCCGTAGCCGCTGAACGGGCGGACGATGGTGACGGGGATGCCGTCGGCGCGGGCCTCGAGGGCCATGCGCTCGCCGACGACCTTGACGTAGCCGTAGGTGGCGTCGGGCGCCAGTGTCGACGAGCCGGCGGCGTCGAGGTCCTCCTCGATGAGCCGGCGGGCGAGGTGCGGGGACTGCATGACGACGGGGTAGGCGGCCGAGCTCGAGAGGTAAACGATGCGGGCCGGGCGGGTGCGGTGGGCGAATCGCCATAGGGCGGCGTCGAGCTCGAGGTCGATGGCGGCGAGCTGGAACGGTTCGCCGTCGATGAACGTGCGGCCGCCGACGACGGCGGCGGCGTGGATGACGAGGTCGTAGCACTCCGTCGAGGTGCGGAACACGTCGAGGGCGTCGCCGCCGTTGACGAGGTCGACGGTGTCGACGTGCCAGCCGGCGGCGGCGAGGGCGGCGGTGACGTGCCGGCCGACGAAACCGGCGGCGCCGGTGACGAGCGCGATGCGGGTGGCGGCGGGGAGGCGATGACGTTGGCGAATCATCGGACGACCTCGGCGGTGTGAATCTGGCACCGATAGCCGGCGGGCCAGTGTGGGAGCTCGACGGCGAGCTCGACGTAGTCGAGGGGGCGCCAGCCGGCCTCGGCGAGGAGGTGCTCGATGCCGGGCCTATCCCATCGCCAGACGTGCTCGACGTTGACGCCGGGCTCCTCCTCGAGCGGCGTTGACAGGACGAGGCCGGTGCCGGCGGCGGCGGCGTAGCGGAGGAGCTGGGCGGGGTCCTCGACGTGCTCGAGTATCTCGCCGAGGACGATGACGTCGGCGCGGCGGCGGACGCCGGCGTCGGCCTCGTCGGCCCACCAGCCGAGGAGGTCGTCGGCGGTGCGGCCGGGGTAGTCAACGTCGGCCTCGGTGCTGAGGTCGCCGGTGACGAGGGTGCCGCCGCCGGCGAGGACGAGCTCGCGGCCGGTGCGGCCGGCGCCGGCGGCCGGGTCGACGACGAGGAGCGGTTCGGGCCAGCGCGACGCGGCGAGGTCGACGGTGATGTCGACGCGGAGCTTGTGCTCGCGCCATCGGTCGGCATTGTTGGGCCATCGGTAGAGCTCGGCCAGCTCTACGGGGTCAGGATTGGGGCGTAGGCGCTCGATGAGCATGTCGGGACCTCCTCGGTGGTCTATGGGTGCGGGGAAACGGGAAACGGCGATCTAGAGGGCGCCGAACTTGGACGGGTTGCGGAGGGCGGCGAGGGCGTCGGCGTGCTCCTCGTCGAGGTAGCGGCGGAAACGGGCCTCGTCGGCGGCGTAGAGCTCGGGGCGGTTGACCTCGCGGTAGCCGTCGTCGAGCTCGGCGGTGCCGGCGATGGGGTGCCGGTGCTCGATGACGACGTCGTCGAGGTAGGTGATGCTGCCGAGGTCCTTGCCGAGGCGTAGCCAATAGTCGTCGAGGTAGAGGTGTACGGCGCCGGGCGGGACCATGTAGCCGAGCTCGATGATGATGGCGGCGTCGAGGACGACGGCGGTGGGGAGCTGCGACCCGCGGACGAGGTCGTTGCCGTAGACGACGGCGTTGGGCTGTTCGATGACGGCCTCGAATAGGCGCCTATCCCAACCGGACGAGCGCGGCCGGTGGTCGTCGCCGAAAAAGCCGACGCCGGCGCGGTTCGGGGCGAATACCGGGGCGAGGGCGTTGAGGGTGCCGCCGAGGCGGAGGCGCTCGCCGATGACGACGCGGACGCCGTCGGGCAATTCGTGGTCGGCGGTGTCGTCGACGCCGAGGACGTCGAGGTAGCGGTCGAGGGCCGGGTCGTCGTCGTCGAGGGCGATGACGAGCTCGGCGTAGCCGCCGTCGGCGGTGTCCTGCCATGCGGCGATGAGGTCGATGACGTTGCCGGGGCGGCCTCGGGAGGGGACGAGGATGACGAGGGCCTCGAGGATGTCGTCGGCGACCTCGGCGACGCTGGCGGGCGGGGCGGTGTGTGCGGTCATGTTGCGACCTTATTGCGTGCGCGATGGTCGAGCGCGCTGCGCCACGCGTCGACGTATTCGTCGACGTGGTCCTCGATGGTGAGGCGCGAGGCGACGCGCTTGCCGGCCTGGGCGCGCTCGGCGCGGTAGTCGTCGTCGACGGCGAGGCGGCGAACGGTGCGGTGCCAGTCTTTCGGGCGCTCGACGAGGTCGCCGGCGCCGAGCTCGCTGAGGCGCCGATATTCGCCGGTGGGCGACGCGGCGAACGGGACGCCGACGGCGGCGAACTCGAGGCCCTTGAGGTAGCTCTTGGCCTCGTTGAACGGGGTGAGGTCGAGCGGGACGATGCCGACGTCGAGGAGCGACATGCCGACGGGGTACTTGGCGAGGGGTAGCCATCCGCCGGTGCTGGCGATCTTCGTGCCGGCGGCGAGGTTGAGGTGCTTGACGAGGCGGGGGTCGTTGTCGCCGATGATGTGGAACGGGATGTCGAGCTCGCGGCAGAGGCGGCCGATGGCGCCGCGGGTGACGGGGAGGTCGGCGGGGTGTGTGTCGATGTTGCCGGACCAGCCGACGCGGAGGTCGACGTCGCCGGGCTCGCGGGCC